TTGCACAGACCGGAGGAGAACAAATGTCACTTGAAGAGCTTAGAAGCTTTATAAGAGAGTCTGTATATCCAGACTATCCATCTTATCACGCAGCACAGCCGACAGGATTTGAATACAGATCAGTTCCCGTAGTCATTTCAAAGGAAGATGCAGATTCTGATTTTGAAACATTAGATGACTATGACGAATTTGCTGTAGCATATAAAACCGACGGCGGAGTTGTCGCATATCAGGATAGAAATAAGCTTGTAAAAGAAGCTGCCCTTAGAAGTATAATTCGAAGGAAAATAAAATCTATTATATCTGAAAATAAAAAAAAAGAGAACTATTAGACGATGAAGAAGAAGATGATATCTCGAGAGAGGACGAACAAAATACGGTCGGATCAGGAAATATCGCAGGATGGATTGGCCCTCTTGGTACTGGATCTGGGCAGAGCTATGAAAAGCTTACTAAGCGAAACGCTAGCTTCTTTGGAGGTGGCAGTCTTGTCAATCCAGGCGCTCCTAATAGAATCGTCAAGAAAGCAAAAGAGTTTTCAACCGGTACGGCTGGAGGATCAAAGAAAAGGAGAAAGACTAAGAGAAAGAAAAATTAAAAACTAAAAATTAAAAACTAAAAACTAAATCTTGAACATTGCCCTATTTTGGGGTACCTTTAAATTGTGCTAAGCACAGACAAACTAAAAACTACATTATAAACATTGGAGTATAAAATGGCAGTTGATTTTGATGCAATTCGTAAGAAACTAGATCGGTTGAGTGGAACTAACAAGAATCGATCTTCAACATGGCGACCTACAGAGGGAGAGGAACACACTGTTCGACTGATCTCCTTCCCAGATAATGAGGGACAGCCTTTCAAAGAACTTTGGTTCTATTACAATATCGGAAAGGAAAGGGGACTTCTAACTCCTCATCAATTCGGTAATCCCGATCCAATTCAGGAGCTTATCAACAAGCTTCGCGAGGAAGGATCAAAGGAATCTTATGAGCTAGCTAAGAAGCTATATCCTAAGATGAGAACATATGCACCAGTAATTGTTCGAGGTGAAGAAGACAAGGGTGTACAGATCTGGGGATTTGGAAAGATGGTCTACCAGGCACTCCTTGGCTTGATGCTAGATGAAGATTACGGTGATATCACTGATCCTCTTGAGGGACGAGATATCAAAGTGGTTTGCTCTAAGCAGCCTGGAAAGAAGTGGGCAATGACTGAGGTTCGTCCGAGAGGAAAGCAGTCTCTTCTGTCTGAAACACCCGCACAGGTAAAAGAGTGGATGAGCAATATCCCGAACATGGATGATCTCTGGGAATGTAAGTCATACGATGAACTTTCAAAGATCGTAAATGACTGGCTGGGAGAAGGTGAATCAGAATATGATTCAGGAAACTCATCTGAAAGTACTAACACTACTTCGACTAATAAAGCTAAAACACCTCAGGGAACCGGATCTGGATATTCAAACATTGATGATGCATTCGCAGACTTGATGGCAGATTAATATCTTGTTCTAATTTGATTAATCGAGGGGTCCTCTTTGGGCCCCTCGTTTTATATTGTAACAATGAACATTTTGTGCTATTGTTGTATATTTGAACTTGAGGATACAAATAGTGCCAGCTAAAAATAAAAATAAAAATAAAGACAAGATAGAAGATTTCACTTCAGACTTAATCGTTGCTCTTAATAGAGAGCACGGAGCAAGAGTTGCATATAACTTAAGCGAAGATGAATCTCCAACACACGTTAAGCGGTGGATATCAACGGGATCTAAGCTACTAGACTATATTTGTTCAAATAGAAGGGACGGAGGGCTACCAGAGGGTAGAATTGTTGAGATATTTGGACCACCATCTATAGGGAAGTCACACATAGCCACACAGATAGCTAGAACTACACAACAAATGGGCGGCATAGCTGTGTATATTGACACAGAAAACGCCACATCAGTTGAAAATCTACAAATGCTTGGTGTCGATGTATCTAATAGGTTTGTATACGTCGATACTCACTGCACAGAAGAAGTCTTCAAAGTAGCAGAGTCTGTTATTCTTAAGTCAAAGGGAATGGATAAGGATGTTCCTGTCACAATAATTTGGGATTCAGTTGCAGCATCATCTCCAAAAGCAGAGTTGCTCGGTGATTATGATAAAGAGACAATAGGCCTACAAGCAAGAACAATATCGAAAGGAATGAGAAAGATAACCGGCGTCATTGGAGATCAAAATGTCCTATTCGTGATATTGAATCAGACGAGAATGAAAATAGGTGTGATGTTTGGTGATCCCACAACAACGCCCGGCGGGAAGGCAATTCCATTTCACGCAACTACAAGGATAAAATTAGGTGCTGGTCAGCAGATTAAAGACGGAGATGATGTAATTGGCATCCATGTGTCAGCAAAGACTATTAAAAATAAGGTAGCTGCTCCGTTTAGAACTGCAAATTTTGAAATTCACTTCGGTGTAGGCATTAAAGAGCACGAACAGATATTTGACTTATTGAGAAAGCATGGCCCTGAGGCTATAGGCGGAAATGAAATAGCTGTTTCTGGAACAGGTTCATGGAAAACGTTAAGTGTAACTGACACCAAAACCGGTGAAATCATTATTGAGAAGAAATTTCATAAACCTAAGTTTGATGAGATCATATCTAATCCTGAGTATGGCAGATTTATAGACGACCTGCTAGATAAGGCGATGGTAAAGAAGTTTGCCACAGATCCGCTCGATATCGATACTGAGTCATATATTGAAATTGAATCTATATCAGAAGCACTAAAAGATAATGAAGACAGCTAGTAATGATTTAGTATTAATAGTCGATGCCTTAAACTTATTCACAAGACACTTTGTCGCACATCCCGCGACCGGTGTAAACGGTGAGCACGTGGGCGGAATTGTTGGATTCATGTATGCTATAGCAGATTTTTCTGAAAGATTTAAGCCTTCTAAGGTGATAGTTGTCTGGGAGGGCGGAGGATCATCTAAGAAGAGGTCTATATACGGTGACTACAAACAGAAGAGACGTCCCGAAAAACTAAATAGATTCTACGAAGATGGAGAAATGCCAGATACAGTAGAAAATAGAAATCATCAAATCTCTACCCTGGTAGAGATAATGAAGAATTTACCAATAATTCAAATGTATGTTCCTGACTGTGAAGCAGATGATGTGATAGGCTATATTTCAAAATACACATTCAAGAATAACAAAAAGTTAATAATCTCATCTGATAAAGACTTCTATCAGCTTTTAGACAATCATACAATTATCTACTCTCCCACATGGAAAAAGCTAATAACTAGAATAGAAGTGACAGAAAAGTTTGGAATATCTCCAGAAAATTTTTGTCTGGCTAAGGCAATATGCGGAGATCCTTCAGATAATATTGACGGAGTAGATAGAGTAGGATTTAAAACGCTGGCCAAGAGATTTCCAGATTTTGCTCAATCATCAATTCTTTCCATACAAGATATAACTTCTAGATGTAAATTGATGCTTGCAGAGGGTAATAATTTAAAGGCAATTAAAAATATCTCGGAGTCTGAAACACTAATCAAGCGAAATTGGTCACTTATATATCTTGATACAGGAAATTTATCAAGTCAGCAAATTTCAAAAATAGGTTATACTTTTGATAATTTCAAACCATCAAGAAGCAAGATTAGCGTTATGAGAATTCTCATTAGAGAGGGTATTCAGACATTCAATGTTGATAGGCTATTTTTATCACTAAACCACGTAGGAAGAACATGAATTCATATTTTGGACAATATGGAAAATCATTCCAAGAAAAGATCTTTCAGGCATTTATAACTGATCAAAACTGGGCAGCTCAGATGATTGAGGTGATGACACCCACATATTTTGAGCAAAAGTATTTATGCTTTTTAACAGAAAGATATTTCGCTTATCACGAAAAGTATAAGTCATTTCCAACACTTCCGCTTCTCATAACAATAATACGAGATGATCTTCGTGAAGGTAATGATCTAATCTTAAGAGATCAAATAATTGAATTTCTTCATAGAATTAAGATGAATCCAGATCTTGGTGATCTTGATTTTGTGAAAGAAAAATCTCTTGATTTTTGCAAGAAGCAATCACTAAAGGACGCTCTTGAGCAAGCAGTTGATTTAATCGCGTCAGACAAATATGAGTCTGTTGTTGATCTTATGAAAAATGCAATATCTAAGGGAATGCCATCAACTTTGGGTCATAATTTTTTTGAAGATTACGAGAGCAGATTCACAGAAATAACTAGATTCCCATGTCCCACTGGAATTCCAGAACTTGATAAAAGAGGAATTTTAAGCGGAGGGCTTGGAAGAGGAGAGCTGGGAGTCATTACAGCACCCACAGGAGTTGGAAAATCACACTTCTTAGTGAATCTTGGAGCTGAAGCACTAACTCGTGGAAAGAATGTAATACACTATACATTTGAGCTATCAGAAAGAGCTGTCGGTATTCGATACGATAGCAACCTTTGTGAGATTCCAAGTAACGATGTAATTGATAGAAAGGAAGAAGTCCTTGCAGTGTATGAAAAAGCTGAACTGGGTCGTCTAATTATTAAAGAATATCCGACAGGATCTGCATCTGTGATGACAATAAGAAATCATATAGAGAAGCTTTTATTAAAGTCTTTCGTACCAAGCTTGATAATTATAGATTACGCGGATATCATGCGTTCTTCCCGTCGCTATGATTCTCTTAGACATGAACTTAAGCTGATTTATGAGGAGTTGAGAAATCTATCGATGGACATGAACGTACCAATCTGGACAGCGTCACAGTCGAATAGAGATGCAGCAAATGCATCAGTCGTGGGACTAGAAAACATGTCTGAGGCCTATGGAAAGGCCATGGTCGCAGATGTTGTATTATCCCTATCAAGAAAGCCGATGGAAAAATCGTCGGGTGTCGGAAGATTATTTGTAGCAAAAAATAGAGCGGGAAGAGATGGAATACTTTATCCTGTACTGCTTGATACTTCTATGTCAAAAATCAGAGTTGTGGCAAATAGTGAGGAGATGTCTCTTGAAGATGTTTTGAAAACTGATGCTCAATCAATGAAAAATCTTTTAAAGAAGAAGTGGAAAGAAGTTAACGGTGACGGTGACTAGCAGTAAATATTATTGTGGAGGACGAGAGGTGGTAAATTTTAATGATGCTCTTAAGAAAAGCATTGAATATTTTGATGGTGACGAGCTAGCTGCCAATGTCTTTGTTACAAAGTACGCTCTGTGCGACAGATCTGGAAACTTTTATGAAGAAACACCAGATGACATGCATCGCCGTCTCGCAAAAGAATTTTCAAGAATAGAAAAGAAATACAAAAATCCAATGACAGAGGAGGAGATATATGGTCTTTTCAAGGATTTTAAATTCGTAATCCCGCAGGGCAGCCCCATGGCTGGAATAGGAAATGATTTTCAGATTCAGTCTCTATCAAACTGCTTTGTGATTGAGCCTCCGTGGGATTCTTACGGAGGGATTCTTAAAACTGATCAAGAACTAGTCCAGATAGCAAAGAGAAGAGGCGGTGTAGGATTTGATATTTCATCAATACGCCCCAAGGGATTGTCAACTGCAAATGCAGCTAGAACGACTGATGGAATTGAAGTCTTTATGGATAGATTTTCTAATTCTTGCAGAGAGGTTGCTCAAGGCGGTCGACGTGGTGCGTTAATGATAACGATATCTGTTCACCATCCTCAAATTAGTGATTTTATAAAAATAAAGCATCTTCTCACAAGAGTTACTGGTGCAAATATCTCCATAAAGCTTAGTGATGAATTTATGTGTGCTGTTGAAGATGACACAGATGTAGAGCTAAGGTTCCCAGTTGATAGTGATGATCCCGAGATGAAAAAGATGATCAGGGCAAAGGATCTGTGGGAGGAAATAATAGAATCAGCGCACAAGACTGCAGAGCCCGGGCTTCTCTTCTGGGATACAGCTAAGAAATTAACTCCATCTGACATTTACGAAGATGAGGGATTTGGGTCTGTATCCACTAATCCATGCGGAGAAATAATTCTATCAGCATACGATTCATGCAGATTGATGCTAATTAATCTTAGCTCGTTTGTTGATAGGCCGTTTAAGAAGAATTCAAGATTTAATTTTAATAAAATGTCAGATGTAGCTCATAAAGCTCAGCGCCTAATGGATGACATGGTAGACCTTGAAATTGAACAAATCGATAAGATTATAGAGAAAATACACGCTGACCCTGAGCCAGAAAATGTAAAGAAAATCGAAAGAGACCTGTGGAATAATATACGTGAACAGGCTGTAAATGGTAGACGAACTGGGCTCGGTGTGACGGCAGTAGGAGATACACTTGCAGCACTGAATATCACATACGGATCAGATAAATCAATAGAAGTTGTTGAAAAAATCTATAAGACACTGGCAGTTAATGCGTATAGATCTTCATGCATCATGGCAAAAGAAAGAGGCTCGTTTCCTGTTCATGATTTTTCTAAAGAAACATATCACCCATTCCTAAGAAGAATATGGGAGGAAGATCCAGAATTATTGCAAATGAATGAAAAGTGGGGCAGAAGAAATATCTCATTAACTACAACGGCTCCTGCAGGATCAGTTTCTGTACTGGCTCAAACAACTTCTGGAATTGAGCCCGCATATCTTCTAAAATATACGAGAAGAAAAAAGATCAATCAAGTCGCAGAATCGGGAGCAAGAATAGATTTTGTTGATGATAATGGTGACACATGGCAGGAGTACGACGTATATCATCATGGGTTTAGAAGGTGGATGAATTCATTGTCTATTCCAGAGGGAAAGACTATGTCATATGAAGATCTTGAACAAATGAGCCCGTATCATAAATCTACATCTGCTGACATCAACTGGATTTCAAAAATTAGAATGCAAGCCGCGGCACAGAAGTGGGTTTGCCATGCGATATCAAATACAACAAATGTTCCAAAAGATACAGACATTAGTGTCATTAAGGACATCTACATGCAAGGATGGAAGCTTGGGTGCAAGGGTGTCACTGTCTACAGAGATGGATCTCGAGACGGTGTTCTTGTGTCTAAAGAAGAAAAGTCTATAGGTGATAGAGAGAATGGTGCTATTTTTTATCACAACGCTCCAAAACGACCAAAAGAGCTACAGTGTCAAATAAATCATGCGACTATTGCTGGTGAGAGATGGACTATTCTCGTGGGAACAATGGGTGATAAACCGTACGAAATCATAGGCGGCCTTTCAAAGTATGTAGAAATTCCAAAGAAATATTCAACAGGAAGAATAGTTAAACATCCAAGAAAAACTATGAATTCAAAGTATGACTTACTTTTTGGCGAAGATGGGAATGAAGTTGTGGTAAAGGATATTGTATCAGTATTCGATAATCCAAATTATAGCTCATTCACTAGAACAATTTCTTTAGCGCTGAGACACGGAGTTCCAATACAGTATCTTGTAGAGCAACTCATGAAGGACCGAGATGCTGATATGTTCACGTTTGCAAAGGTTACAGCAAGATGTTTAAAGAAATATATTTCTGATGGAACAAAGCCGGGGAATGGAACACTTTCATGTGGCTGTGAATCCAGAGATCAAGCGAATATAGTTTATCAGGAAGGATGTGCCACTTGTTTGACTTGCGGATATGCAAAGTGCGGATAATATGAATAAAGATAAGATACAAAAATTTGTTGATGAAGATATCAATCCCAGTCTAGGAGTGCATGGTGGTTATCTTTTGATTCAGAATTTTGATGATGAGAAAAAATCAATAAAGGTTGAAATGGGCGGCGGATGCCAGGGCTGTGAGAGGGCAAGAATAACTTTAAGACTTCAAGTAGAAGCTCTCTTAAGAGAAGAATTTCCTGATCTAGGCGACATTGAAGATATAACTGATCATTTTTCCGGTACGAATCCGTACTATTAGGTTACCATAATATGTTAATTTTAATGACAGAGTTTGCAATAGACAGGATCTCAGCAATGATTGATAGAAATCAAATGAATCGTGAAACTGCATATCTCAGAATTATTCTGAGGTATGTATGAAGTGGACTACAGAGATTTCTGGGCTTTTAAAGGATGTTGAGCTAAGAAAAAATCCTGTAATTGTTAGAGTTAATAAATTTGATGAAAAGTCTGCAAAAGAATTTCAAGATCAAATAGCAACAGCTCACAATACTGGACAGAATATAATCCCAGTTGTTATAGATTCTTACGGCGGCCAGGTCTATAGTCTCATGGCAATGATAAGCGCTATAAGAAATGCAGACATTCCTGTTGCGACAATTGTTGAAGGAAAAGCTATGTCTTGCGGTGCTATTCTATTTAGCTTCGGAGAGGAGGGATATAGATTTATGGATTCAAGCGCGACAGTTATGATTCATGATGTCTCCTCTATGGAGCGAGGCAAGGTAGAAGAAATAAAGGCATCTGCTGAAGAGACAGATAGACTTAATAAACTAGTTTATGAAATGATGGCGTCAAACTGTGGAAAAAGAAAGGATCATTTTTTAAAAATAGTCCATAAGAAGGGTCATGCAGATTGGTATCTTGACTCTGAAGAGGCTAAAAAGCATAACTTAGCTAATCAAATAAGAGTACCAACACTTAAAATCAAGATAGATGTAGACATAGCATTCGAGTAAAGGAGCATCAAATTGTTATTTTCAGACTTAAACATTAGAATAGAAAATCTAGACACCTACCCAGACATTCTAGATGTATCAGCTATGAACTTTCTCGCAGAATTAACGAGAAAATTTAGGCCAAAGTTAACATCACTTTTAGATCAAAGAAACAATCGTCAAAGCTTTTATGATGAGGGATACTCTCCAGACTTTTTATCTGAAAATGAAGATATTAGATCTGATGATTGGAGAGTTGCAGATATACCAGATGATCTTAGAGATAGAAGAGTAGAGATCACAGGCCCAGTTGATAGAAAGATGATAATCAACGCAATGAATTCTGGCGCAAATGTATTCATGGCTGATTTTGAAGATTCACTATCGCCCACATGGGATAACGTTTTATGTGGTCAGAGAAATTTAAGGGATGCTGTTAGGAAAACTATAAGGTATGAGCACCCAACAAAAGGAACCTATAAACTTAACGATAGCCCGGCAGTCTTATTTGTCAGACCGAGGGGGCTTCATTTAAATGAAACTCATTTTTTAGTTGATGATAAGCCCATACCCGCAGCACTCTTTGATTTTGGCTTATTTTTCTTTCATAACGTTCATGAGCAAATAGATCGAGGAACTGGCTCATATTTCTATCTGCCCAAAATAGAGGATCACCTGGAGGCAAGATGGTGGAATGATGTGTTCAATTGGTCACAAGATGAGCTAGATGTGCCAAGGGGCACGATTAGAGCGACAGTCCTAATAGAAACTCTTCCAGCAGCATTTCAGATGGACGATATTTTATGGGAGCTTTCAGATCACTCTGCCGGGCTTAACTGTGGCAGATGGGACTACATCTTTAGTTACATTAAGACATTTAGAAATCATAAAAATAAAGTTCTTCCAGATAGATCGTCTGTTACGATGGACAGAAAATTTATGAAATCGTATAGTGATCTATTAATTAAAACATGCCATCGAAGAGGAGTTCATGCGATGGGCGGAATGGCGGCACAAATACCCATTAAAAATGATATCGATGCAAATAACGTTGCAATGCAAGCTGTTAAGAGTGATAAATTTCGCGAAGTAACATCTGGACATGATGGAACATGGGTAGCTCACCCCGGCCTAGTTCCCGTTGCAAGAGAAATATTTGATGAATATATGAAAGATTCTAACCAGATTAGTAAGCAAATTGAACGTGAAATTACATCAAGTGATTTATTAATATGTCCTGATGGGCTTATTACAGTCGGCGGACTGAGAAAGAATATAAATATTGGAATCCAATATATTGAAAATTGGCTGAGAGGAAATGGATGTGTACCTCTCTATAATCTTATGGAAGATGCTGCCACAGCTGAAATATCTCGAACACAGGTGTGGCAATGGATAAGGCATCAAAAATTTGATATGAACATATTTGATAAAATTTTTGATGAAGAGCTTCTTAAAATAAGGCTTGAGGTTGGAGAAGATGTATTTTTATCTGGTCAATATGACAGAGCAGCAAATTTATTTGGTAGACTTTCAACATCTAGAGAGCTAGTAAACTTTTTAACATTGCCGGCATATGATATGCTGGTTGGAGAAAATGATGATCGATGATAATGGATACTGCATTATTTGTGCAAAGCACGAGAATCAGTGCAGGTGTGACGAGGAAGAACCTACATCTAGCGGCAGGTGGGAGGGAATTAATAGAGACTGGACAGTAACAGACGTTAATGCTCTTCGAGGAAGAGTTAAAATAGAATATTCTCTTGCCGCGCAAGGATCAAAAAAGCTATGGAACTTTCTCAATCAAGAAGAGCCGGTCGCTGCTCTCGGAGCACTAACTGGAAATCAAGCAGTTCAGCAAGTAAAGGCCGGACTAAACGGAATATATGTTAGTGGCTGGCAAGTTGCTGCAGATGCAAATCTCTCTGGACAGACGTACCCAGACCAGAGCTTATATCCGGCAAATAGTGTTCCAACACTAGTAAAGAGAATTAATCAGTCCCTGCAGAGAGCAGATCAAATTGAAAGTTCAGAAGGTATTCAAACAAGAGACTGGATGGTCCCAGTTATAGCAGATGCTGAAGCTGGCTTCGGAGGTCCATTAAACGCATACGAGATGATGAAGTCTATGATAGAATCAGGTGTAGCAGGAGTTCATTTTGAAGATCAGCTTTCTTCTGAGAAAAAGTGTGGACACCTTGGTGGAAAAGTTCTGTTACCAACATCGCAGTTTATTAGAACATTAAAGGCTGCACGGTTAGCAGCAGATGTCATGGATGTACCTACTGTTTTAATTGCTAGAACAGACGCAAATAGCGCAAAGCTAATAACATCTGATATAGATCCAAGGGATCATGAGTTCCTAACTGGTAGCAGAACCTCTGAGGGATTTTATAGAATTACTGGAGGAATCGATTGTGCTATTGCAAGAGGGCTTGCCTACGCTCCTTATGCAGACATGTTATGGTGTGAAACTTCAACTCCAAATATAGAAGAAGCTCAAAAGTTCGCCGACGCGATTCATGAAAAGTTTCCAGGAAAGTTGCTTGCATATAATTGTTCACCTTCGTTTAACTGGAGAAAGCATTTGGATGAAGTGACAATTTCAACATTTAGACAACAGCTTAACAAAATGGGCTACAAATTTCAGTTTGTCACACTTGCAGGATTCCATTCTCTTAATCATTCAATGTTTGAGCTATCTAGAAAATACAAGGATTATTCAATGTCTGCGTATGTAGAGCTTCAGGATGAAGAATTCATGGCTGAACATTTCGGATACACTGCGACAAGGCACCAGAGAGAGGTCGGAACTGGATATTTTGATTCTGTAAAGGAGGTCATAATGGGTGACGATGCATCATCAACTCTTGCGCTGAGGGGCTCTACAGAGTCAGATCAATTTTAAAGTGATTTCGTGAGCAAGGCACATAAGATATGACATTAAATAAGTACTACAATAAGCTTAAAATAAAGCACGGTATTGAATATATTGGCAAAGTTAATGGAAGAGGAAGCCCATTCGAAGGATATTCTCAACAAGTACCCAAACAAGTACTAGCATTACAAAGTCTAATAAGGGAAGAAAATATTATTCACGCCATGGAAATTGGATTTAATGGCGGGCATTCTGCAGAAATATTTCTTAAAAATAATGAAAATTTAAGACTAACTAGCTTTGATATAGGAAGTCATAGCTATGTTCATTTGGGAAAAGCATACATTGATGAATGTTATCCATCTAGACATACTTTAATTTTAGGCGATAGCAGAGAAACTGTTCCTGAATTTGCTAGTAATAATGACTTAAAATTCGATCTCATATTTATAGACGGCGGTCATCACGATCTAATTCCTCAAGCTGATTTAGAGAATTGTAAGAGGCTATCTCATAAAAATACAATTGTGATAATGGATGATACTATTCATAGAGAAGAAGGCTGGAAAGCATCATGGAATTTAGGCCCAACAAGCGCGTGGATAGCAGCGATAGAGAATAAATCAATTATAGAGATTGGCTGGGAGGATTATTCTCCTGGAAGAGGGATGTCTTGGGGAAAGTATCTTATTTAACTATTTCTCGTCGTATTGAATTATATTGTGTGGGCTAAGGCATGAGTAATATAGTACTATTTGATATGGATGGAACACTAACTCCTGCAAGAAAGAAAATAAGCAAGAGAATGGTTAATGCAATAATTGATCTTCTAATGTACACAGAGGTTGGCATCGTGACCGGAAGTGGTTTAGACTATTTAAAAGAACAGTGCTCTGATCTATGGAATAATTCAAGATTTCTATCATCTGGTGACAAGTTATGGGACATCATACTACTACCATG